TAAATCGCTTGTACTCTTGCTAGACAAATCTAAGTTTGAGCCTGTCTGTAAGTTTACTCTAGCATCTGCTCTTGCGTCTGTGTAATACAAGTTAGTAGTGCCTTCAGCAATATCATCTGTATCAAAGTCAGTAAAGTCAATAGCAATATCATTTGCATTTGCTGTAATACCTGTGCCACCTGCTACATTTAGTGTTACATCTCCTGTCGTGCCACCACCTGTTAGACCATCTCCTGCTGTTACTGCTGTAATATCTCCACCGCCTGAACCGCCTGATGATGAAATGGTTACTGTACCTGCTGCTTCAGTTATACTTACATTGCTTCCTGCTGCAAAAGTTAGTGTTTCAGAAGTATCAAGTGTATTACCACCTGCAACAACAGGTCTGCGAGTTACTTTGGCGTTATTAGCAGTAATATCAGAAGCTTGTTGGGTAGTAATACCCGTTTTAAGCGTGTTTGCGGCTATTTCAGAGGCTTGTGTAGGGGTTATGCCCACTTTAGCTGTGTTTGCCGTAATTTCGTTAGCCTGTGTAGTGGTTATACCTGTCTTTGCTGTGTTGGCAACCACATCGGTATTTGCGCTTACTCTAGCATCTGTATAGTAAAGATTAGAACTACCTTCTCCAATATCATCTGTGTCAAGAACAACTGCTCCTGTTTGTGTGTTTACAGAAGATACAGCACCACTAGGCAGATTAGTAAGACCTGAACCATCACCTGTAAAAGATGTAGCTGTTACGTTACCTGCATTGTCTAGTGTAACACCAGAGCCATTACCATTACCATCAGTAAGCTCTTTTGCGGTTGCGCCTAATTCAGCGTTATCAGTAGTCTTTATCAGACCCTTGTAAGTGTCCTTTATCTTATTGCCTGTTAAACTTGCCATTATTTATCTTTTTTTCTTTATTACCAGAAGTATTAATATTTAAGTAACACTTCAATTTGTTTTCGTTATCTTTCTTAGGTTTATATTTACTTACAGCATCCATCCGTTAAACAAGGCATTTTTATCTGGTGTAACATCTTCATTGTTGCTGCTGTAATACTCAGGAAATTTACTTGGAGCATTAAAGCTCATGTAATCTATAAATCTCTGAGTGTAATACTCGGCATAATCTCTCTCCTTTGCAATTAAAGAATCAATCTCTTCTTTATTTACAATAGTACTATTCTCAGCTCCCTTTTTATAGACAGAGCCATTAGCGATAGTGTACGCTGCAAATGGCAGGTATTCGGTCATAGCAAAGTGAATAAGCATTGGCTGTATGTAGTCATTTACTAAGTTTAGATAGTCTCCAGATAATGTTCCTGCTATAATATCATTTGATATTTTGTCGTACAAATCTGAACCTACATAGTTCTGAACGTGTATATCTTGGGCTATCTTGATAAACTGAATAAACTTATCAGTATCTATATTACCGCTAAGTGCCGTATTGTTTATTAGGTCGCTTCTTTTTATAAATAGTGCTGATGGCATTTTATTCTACATTTTCAATTTGTTCCTCTACCTTTTCCTTGACTTCCTCTTCTATATCCTTTTTAACGCCTGTTTCCTTCTCTATCTCAGCTTCACTAATAGCATTAGTCAAGTCAGTAAATTCAAGGGGTTGTAGCGTCTTAAAATAGATATCAAGGTCTATTCCGTTGTACTCAAGTATCTTCTCAAGTTCATCAAGTATTGTAACCTGCATTGGTCTTATAACTGTATTGTCCATAAGAACAGAAGCAGTCTGTAATTCTTCTGCGTTATTTCCAAGACCTGTATTGTCTTTTATACCTACAAGCATAGGTGACACTATACGATGTGATACCATTACCTTACGCATACTTTCATCTGATAAGAATTGATATTGCTGGTGAGCATCCGATAGCTGTACTGGCTCAATAGTTGCAGCAAGCTCTTTACTGTCGTTAAATGCTAATATAAAACGACCTGCGTTAGAACTACCGCTAAACTTATTCATTATACTTGTTTCAATAGCATCCCTTTGCTCTGCATCTGGAGTACCATTGTTAAAGTTAATAAGCATACTAGGTGAAAGTCCGTTCTGAATATTATTTATGTGATAGTTGGCAATCTCCTCCTCTAGTTCGGCATATTGTAAACCTCCTTGATAATCTACTGGAGAATAGTATTTGTAACCAGCTCTATATGGCTTTATATATAATATCTCAATAGATTGTTTTGAAGTGCCAAAAGCAGGTATTCTTGTGAGTTTATCACTTGACCTGTATTTAGACCAATCACTATGATAGAAATACCCTTCTATTTCGCCTTTAGAGTTGCATTTCTCGGCTCTTAACGTTTCTACTGGTATATGTGCTACTTTAGCAATTTTAGAGCGGTCTTTGGTGTATATAACTTGAAGCGCAGCCTGACCCATCATTTTATAATCATGAGTTATGCGTTTTATGACATTCTTATTAAGAAGCTCTTTCATTTCCTTATACTCCGCCTCTTTATCTTTGCTGTCAGTCGCATCAAGACCTCTTCCGTAAATCATTTCGGATATTCCGTTGATAGCTGCGTTATTCGTGGGACTTCCGTTGTATCTATCTATAAGATAATTAAAATAATCATTATCATCTCCGTAAGATACCCAATCCTCGTTATAGTATTCCTTTACCTCTGGTTTAGAGTAAGAACCTAACTGTACAATATGTATTGTGCTTTCGTCTTTCATAATATAATATAGCTATCATCAAAGCTACTCTCTTGTGTGTATTTATTCTTATTAGGGTTGTACTTATCGTAATCAGTTTGGTCTGTGCAATATATAACGTCTCTGTACAACTCACCGTTGTCATCAGTTAACTTTAACGTGTAGTAATTACCCTCTTTAAGCGCATACTTATTTGTTATCTCTAAGAATATATCTCCTTGAGATGATGTGAAACCGCCTGATTCCCAGCTAACATCTGAGTTTTCCCAAGAAACATTGTATTCCTGCCACTCAACGCTAGATGTGTAAGAGTCAGTCTTTCTAGTGGACTTGTTTATAACCTCAAGACTAAGATTGCCTACTACGTCTCTTCTCGCTGCAATCTTAATAGTCTGGTCGCTTGTGGATGTTTTTAATACACGCATACTAAAGTAATAACAATGACTTTATTTGTTTCAAAGATACAAAAAAAGGGGCAATTAAGCCCCCTTTTAAATTTATACCCCTATTAAATTTATGAAGGGTCTCTCTGAGTTCCTTCAGTAGCAGTAGCACTCGTCATACCTGCGAATGGGTTTACATCAGTACCTCCATCAACAAAAGATGGCATACGAATTTCATTTGCAGTTAAAGTAAGTGTATATCCATTTAGGTCTCCCATAGCAGTACCAGTTACAGCAGTACCACCAGTTACATCAGCACCATTATCAGCACCAACTAATAAGAATTTATCGTCAAAAGTCTGAACAACAACGTGTGGTCTACCATACGCCATAAGTTTCAATTCTTTATTATCCTCTTTAGTTAGTTTAAACAGTGTGAGATTTACAACCTGCTCAAAGAATGTTGTTCCATTCTCCATAGAGGATGTAATATTTGTTTCTAAGGAAGAATTACCCTTGACATCATAAGTGTAATAATTAAAAATTCCACTCATATCGGTAATCTCGTCATCAGAACCTATTGTAAGCGTTCCTAAGTCTCCGAAATCAACAAAGTGAATCTTTTTTATACCACCTACGGCATCTTTACAAGGTCTTAATCTTCCTCCAGTTAAATCACAAGCCATTATTTATATTTTTTTTAGTGAAAAGGGCAGCGTTAACCACCCTTTTAAGTTAAACAATTATTATGCTAAAGTAAGAAGAGCAAGGTCAGAACCAATACCATACTGTACACCAGAAGTAAACCTCATTACGACACGAACATTTTGACTTCCGTCAATATCTTGCATGTCTATAACTTTTACTTCGTTGTGGTCAGCAAGCAATCCTGTTCCAAAGAACAAGTTAGATGCCTGTCCAGCTACGATGTGGTCTGATGGCATTCCAGTAGCAAGCTGTATTTTGATTCCCTCAAAGCTAAGAGCATTGCCCATGTTATACCATTGTGAACCTTTACTATCTGTACCAGAAGCACCTAATCCTTGCGCTCCAAAGCCTCCTAATGAACGGATATACGCTTGATATGCAATTGTAGGCACATATATTGTCAAGTCATCTTTACCGTAAACAGCAGAAGGAAGTGCGTCAACTACATTTCCTAAAAGTGTAGCAATGTTTCCTGAAGTGAAAGAAGTTTCAGCTCCGTTAGCAGCATCGTTCACATCTCCATCAGCAGCCATTAAAGTTGTGAAACCATCAAACTCACCAGCAGTAGCGTTTACACCACCCCAGATGTTTTGCTCAGTTTTCTCAGCAACTTTAGCAGCAACATGCCCTAGTAAGAAATCAGAAAATGCTGGAGGTAGGTTGTCAAATGTAGAATATCCCATTTGTACAGCTTCCCAGTCAGAACGGAAATCTTTTTTACATAGTTGTAGGTTAACTTGGAACTCTTCTGGCTGAAGAATACGCTCAGTTAATGTAAGAACGTCAGCATCAATTGTGAAATCACAAGTAGCATCGGTGATTAGGTCAGTAGAAGCAACTTTTTTGATTACTTCTTTATACTTTACGTTTGGCTTTATGGTAATAGCTCCTTCTGCAAGAGTTTTACCGCTCAAAAGAGCTGCTGAGATATATTTCCCTGCAAACTCACCAGCGTAGGTTGTAGTCAGACTATTTAATGAATTGTCTGCGTCTAGTTGAATATTTCTTGTACTCATCTTTTTTTATTTGTTAGTTTAATTTAGAAAACACTCGGTCAAGTGTGTTAGCAGGGCGATTCTGACCGAATTTAATCACCTCTTTTTGTTCTGTTTTTTGTGATGGGGCGTGTGCGATTGGCTCGGCTGCTGGTTCAGCAGATAGCTTTTCGACTTGAGCAGATAGTTCAGCTTTTTCAGCTTCTACTTTATCATACTCAACCATCATATCTTCCTTAATAGATTTAATCATATCCTCAAGTTCTGCGATTTTAGAATCGAAGTCCTGTTTAGATACATAATCTTCTTCTAGCTCTTCCGCCTCATCTTCTTCGACTTCAGTAACTTCTTTATCTTCTTCAGATTCTTCAGCTAGTTCAACCTCTTCAGTTGATTCAGCTTCAGGAGCAGTCTCTACTTTTTCAGTAGCAACTTCTTCAACAGAATCCTCAGATAATGCAACTTCTTCTACTTCTGGAGACCCATTAACTTCTTCGGCTGCAACTTCAATGTTCTCAACCTTTTTAGTTTCTGGCTCACTAATAGCAGAAAGTTTTTGCATAATATCATTTAGAATGTTTGTAGCTTTACTCTCCATATTATGTTAATTAACAGTTATAGTTATAGATAAATAACAAGTACTTAGCGTACTGTTAGATTTTTAGGCATTTATTTTTCCTATGCCCTGACTTCTAAGAGTGCCGTCACAGCATCTCCTTGAATATGTTCTTCCATCCTTGCACAAGCAAGCTCTTCTTGAGTTTGATGGTACTTGTTGTCCTACGGTTTCTTTACTTTTCATTTCTTACTTGATTTAGGATGTTTCTTTGGTAGTAAATCATAATCGGTAGTGTATTTAGCGTTTTGAGGTCTACCGTCTATTTCTTTAGATGTTAAATCTATTTTAGACTCTATTGAATTTATCTCATCTAGCTTACCTTCTGCCCAGCGAATACCTTCTTCTCCTCCCCAAGCATCCCAGAGTAATCCTCCACAACCCTTGTTGTATGGTTCACCCTTTTTCTTCTCAAATCTATTGTAAGACGCCATTTCTGATATAAGACATCTTGATAGTGGTTTTCCAGCAGAGATTAGTTGGGCGAATTGCCAAGCCTGCGGTGTTCCACATCTTGGTTTATTGCTGTCGTAGTATGCTAGAGCCTTTTTAGCGTTCTTTTTAGCTGCGTCTGGGTAATCAGAGTATGTTTTGTCGTATAAACCTAATTCAAGCTCTTCAGACAGCTCTGTGCAGTCACAGGATAGGTCTAACTCACCTAACTCTCTTAACTTACCTCTACTCCAAGCTAAACCAGCCTTACCGCCCCATAATAGGTATGAAATTGTGCCACAAGCCTTAGAATCGCCTGCATCATAGTATGTTTCAGCTCTTGATAGGTAAGAATACATCCTCTTAATCGTGGACACACTGAGTTTTTCACCTCTACTGAGCTGCTGGGCTCTTATTTTCCCCACAGAGGTGGCGCAACGGTTATTCACCTTCTTGTTTAGTTCAATACCTCTCTTGGCGTTATTTCTAACACCACTTCCGTAGTCTCCGTATGTTTTTAGGTTTAACTTTCCAGCTTCAATGCTATCAGCAATCTCTAAAAGCACCTCAGCAGCATCATTCTCTTTCTGAATCATTGACATAGCAACCTTATCGGTAAAGTAGCCCTCTATTGAGAACCCTTTTACCTTGCCTGTCTTAACGTAGTCCTTCCAAACCTCTTCATTGTTTACTTTCATTGATACCATCCAAGTACCAACTGGCATTTTTAGTCCGTACTTACGAGACTTGTCATACTGCTCATCCTCTATTATCCAAGATTCTACAACAGACATTCCTGATAGCTGTGCCTGATGCTCAAGAGTTGACTTGTTTTGGTTTCCTTTCATCAAGAATAGTTCTGATGCTCTTCTTACCGTATCTTCAGAGAAGTATATATAATACTCATCTTCTTTATCTCTTCTGTATATTTTCTTGTTAGGTATAAGTGCAGCACCCATAAGAATACGCTTATCCTTATCAACGTCAGCAAGCTCAACTTTTATTTCCTCTTTTAGGGCTACAAAGTTCTCTTCTATTGCAGGTTGCTCTACGATTGATATAGCGTCAATACCTGAGAACTCCCCTTCTTCGTCTATAAATAATTCTATTACCTTCATACTATTGAATTAACCGAATGATGCGGTGTTTGTTATATTTCTATCTAATTCTTGTTGTGTTGAAATGTCTTTTCCTACCACGAATGCTTTTACTGGCTTTGCCTGTTCTCCAGCAACGGTTTGTGCTAATTGCGATGTTTGAGATGCGCCAACAACATTAAAGTCTGGTGCTTGAATTGTTGTTCCACCGCCTGTTGCTCCTGAAGATTTATCTTTACTTGGTATTTTAACAGCCATGATATCTTTAACCTGCTTGAACCCCATTGCAAGGACAGCAGCAGCCTGAGCTATGTTCCATGGACCATAAGGCTGCGCTCCAAGTGCAGCAGTAAAGGCTTGTTTTGTGTTCATTATAGCCATTGCAACAGCAGCAGCTTTACCAACAGCAGAACCTTCTCCAGCTATGGCTACAATAGCGTTTCCAACTTGATTTGCTATTCCTATTTTCGCAGCTCCTTCTTGCTCTGCTAACGCTACTTTTGCCTCTGCGTTTGTCGCTTCCGCATTTAATATTTGCTGGTCTATTTCAAGTGTACTCTGACCTTCCGCAATTCTAGCATCTCTTATACTGTTAAGATTAGCCATTTCATTGCCAAACCTAGTTGCTTCAATTTCTTTAGCGACCTCTACTCTATCTATCTCAGAGTCTGTATATGATGACAAAAAGGATTCTTGAGCTGCTAATCTATCTGAGTTCCCTTTTTCTAATGATTTTCCAAAGCCAGCTAAATCAGCTAACTCTTCTTCTTCAAGGAATCTATCTATCATATTACCATAAGAATCTCCTATCCTTATAGCTGCGTTTGAAAACGACTCCGCACTCTGCTGCATAGCTTGTGCGGTTTTGGCAATAGCGTCTTGTTTTGCTCTCTCAAACTCTATTGTTATTGTCTTCTTTTCAGCCTCACTTTTTGCCTGTTCTAATTTAGAATCCTTTTGTAATTGCAGGTCTTTTATATAGTCATCCCTTCTCTGCTTCTCTTTCTCAACAAACTTTTGTTGCTGTATGTCTAACTCATCAAGAGCAAATTGTTTTTGTAATTCTAACTTCTGAAACTCCGTTAGCTCTTCATCACTTAAATCTTTCTTTCTAGCTTTCTCAATAAACCTGTCGTAATCAATCCTAGAAGCTTTTAAATTCCTGAATCTAACTTTACCATCTTTACCTCCTCCAGAGCCTCTTTCTTTCTCCTTAACTTCTATATCGGTAAACTTAATGAGCCTGTCTATATATTCTCTTTGCTCTTTTATTTTCTCTGCATTGAAGTTCTTATCTTCATCAAGAGATTCTTTTGCCGCCTTTAACCTTTTTGCGGTTCTTTTAGCAACCATACTGTCCTCACCGTACTGCTCTGTCTCTCTTAGTAGCTTTCTTTCTAATGACTGTACTCTTAAACTCCTTGTTTTAAACTTCTCTGCATTATCAAACTGATACATTTCTTCCTCAATCTTGAGGTCTATAATTTTACCAGCAGCCTCGTCAATCTTAATTTGGGCTTGCCTAGCAATAGCTTGTTTTATTATTGATTCCCTATAAGCATCAGTTATCTTTACAGCCTCTTCAGTACCTTTAGATAAATCTCCTAAAGTTAAGCCTGCATCATTTAATTGTTTTACATAATTAGGAAACTCTTTGTTCAGAGCTTTTATAGCATCTTTTTGTTCCTCTTGAGACTTTGTAGAGTCTTGGAGAGTCTTTGTGTATGTTTCAAAAGAACCTGCGCTATCTGTTACAGTTTTAGAAGCTCCTTTAAACGCATCTTGAAGCTCTGTTGTAAAGCCAAGCAATCTTTCGAAGAAAGCGAATATTTTTGGTCCGAAAGATATTATTAACTGGATTGCAATTAAGAATCCCCCAGTGCCTATCAGAGATTTTGACAACTCTTTAAAAGATGCAATTACGCCACCATTAGTTTTAGCGAATGAAGCGAACAGCGTAACAACTTGAGATAAGTTGTTTGCTATCGCTGTAAAACCATAACTAGCATCAGAAGCTAAACGACCAGATTCAAGTAAGATTGCGTTATTAAGACCAGATTGCGCCCTTGAGGCTTTCATTTGTTTGGCGGTCTGCCCTGTGGCACTAGCTAGACCAAGCTGAGATTTAGCAAGACTTGTGTTTACGTCTTTCTGTATTTTTAGCTTTTGGTTTAATACCTCTAACTGAAGAGCTTCATCAGACTGTGCTTTTTCTAACCTTCTTGTTGCAGCCTCTATTGCACTTAATGATTTAGTAGCTCCCTTATCGTTAATGTTTATAGATATAAGTATCTTTTGTTCAGCCATTCTTGTATGCTTTAGATTGTTTCACTCTTTCTACTTGCTTTTTTACATCATCCCAATTAGAACATCCATTATACATTCCTTTGGCAATGTCTATATTGTGAGATATGCCATACCAATCAGATACTTGCAATAAATCTATAATCTGCTTTATCATAATACGTTTAATAATTCTAGTTTAGATTCACCTGTTCTTAGGTTTGTGTTTATTGAGTTTATAGTAAACACCTTGTCTCCAACTTGAAATCTATCATTCATTTTGTAGTTAAGTAATATACTGTTTGGTAAATGTGCTGTTAGTTTAAATATTCTTTTCTTAGCATTAAAAGCATCTTGGATATATGTTTGGTAGAATTTGCTGAATAACGAACTTGTTTCTCCAGAGTAATCTATAAGATTCCACTCATCCACCTCGTTATCGAAGTTCAAAGTAAAGGCAGGTTTTCTATAAACCTTGTAA